TTACGGTTCCAATCGCTCAACTAGCTGCATTGATTACATCGTTATCCATTACACCGCCAACGATGGCGATACTGCTGCCAACAATGGTAACTTCTTTAAAAATAACAATGTCGGCGCCTCAGCTCACTTTTTTGTTGACTCAAACAAAGTGGTCAACAGTGTGCCGGTCAACTATGAAGCGTGGCACTGTGGTTATGACCCAGGCGGACGCTATTACCACCCAGCTTGCAGAAATTGGAACAGTATCGGTATCGAACTTTGTGATGATAACTCAAATGGTGATATTTATCCATCAGCGAAAACTATCGCAAATGCCGTAGCATTGACTAAAGAACTGATGAAAAAGTATAATGTGCCTGCCTCTCACGTAGTTCGTCATTACGATGTGACCCACAAACTTTGTCCAGGATATTGGTCCGGATCAGATAAAAATAATAAACTTTGGCTAACAGAGTTTAAGAACAAATTAACAAGTCAAAAAGCAAAATTGCAGTCAAATGCAGGACTGTATAAAGTCGCTTATAAAGACCCAATCGGCGGAGCTAGTAAGGCATTTAAAACACTTAAAAAAGGTACAGCAGTAACAGTACTATCTGATGATGGTGCCGGATGGGTTAAAGTCAAGGTCGGCAACACAGTCGGTTGGATGGCCGGCAGCCATCTAGGCAGTAGTTACAGTCACTCAAGCTACAAAACTATTACTGTCAAGGCTGGTACTAGAGTGAGAAGACTTGATAAGTCTGAGAAAAAGTTTGAAACTGATACAAAAGTTAAGTCAAGTCACAAGTGCAGAATCATCTGCACTATTGAAAGCGGAAGGTATAAAGGTTGCAAGTATGCTAAGTTACTTGACTCCGACAACGCAGGCAGAAGTTATTACATTTATTGATTATAAGCATAAGAAAAAGGCTACTCAATCGAGTAACCTTTTTTGCTTTTGCCACTTAATCAGCAAGATTAATTAGTAATTGATAAAATTCTGCGTAATCATCAGCAAAGGTACTGCCTTTAGCTTCTGCACTTTCCTTGATTCTATCAAGTACATTATTAATGCTTTTTTCTTGTTCTGCGTCAACATTTTGATATGCTCTTTTTAATAGAGCTTTTGCTAAATTTTCAGGCTTGATTTTCTCAGGCTTAAATGGGTCAAATATAGGGCCGCCAACTGTTTCTTGGTATGATGTAGTTAAGTCAACATCATCATATCGAGTAGCTACATACTCGTTAGTTACCATATCTACATAGCCACACTTAAAAGATGTTTTAAATCTGCCAGCAGGAGTAAAGCATTGGATAGTAATGTAAGTTCTCTTTTTGTCGCCTTTTTCCCAAACTTTGGTGCAAACCTTTTTCTCACCACCGGCGTGGATGTTGTAGTCCTTATACATTCTTTCCTCAGCCATTTTTACAAGTGTTTTTTCAAAATTTCTTTAATTTTTTTAAAAAAATTATAAAAAAATAGCTAGACTTATCGTCTAGCTATTAACGCAAAGGTCTTAAATACATTATCTGAGATCAAATAACTGCTTGTTGCAACCTTTGACACCTTTGGTGGAGCAAAGGTGTTAGAAGTCGCATCTTTTCTCATATCTTTAAGCATATCAGAGTAGTTGACTTTTTCCGCCTCGCTGGAGCCGTTATAGTATATGACAAGTTTATCATCAAATACGTAGATAGCGTTGACAAATGTGTCGATAATTTGCTTTTGGAATTCTTTATCTTTGATATTTCCTTTCATCACTTCATTTATAAAGTCAATAACATCATCAACAGTCATTTGAGCGTGTGCGATTGAATTCTCTCTTGCTATCTCAATTTCTAACTCTTGTAGTTCAATGTCAATCTGTTCAATCTCTTTGTTAAACTTATCTAACATTCTAGCGTTAGTAGTTTTAACTAATGCGTTAGAAAGTTCATCAAATCTTGTTTCTAACTTATGTTTATTTTCTTCAAGAGTTGCTATATGATTACTGCCAAATTCGTCATTATAAAGTTTGACGACCTTTTTTGCAATCAACTGCATAAACTGTTTATCGCTATACATTGCTACAGTTTTCTGTACTACAAACTCTTCAAGTTCTTCTTGTCTTTCTCTCTTCTTTTCACAATTATTTTTGTGAAATTTCTTATTTCGGCACATATAGTAGCCATACTTTCCACCATGGCGGCCGGTAGAAGTTTCACCGGTCATAGCTCCGCCACATTGCCCACAGAAGAGCTTTGTTGAGAGTAGGTACTCTCTCTTTGCTGATTGAGTACCCGCAGTTCGCTTATTTTGAGTCATTTGGCTTTGTACTTGATTAAATATATCAACATCAACGATAGCCGGTATTACATCTTTAACCGCTAAATCCTGATAAATATATTCGCCAATATATTTCCGATTTTTAAGAATTGTGTTAAAAGAGTTGTATTTAAATTTACAACCTTTCTTTGTTCGCCACCCTTTAGCATTGATTTCATCAATAATTTGTTTCTTGGGCTTGCCATCTGCGTAATTATTAAAGATATATCTAATAATTTCTGCTTCTGCCTCATCAATAACATATTTTTTGTCAATAATCTTGTATCCAAGTGGGATATTACCACCGGTTGACAGTCCCTTCATTGCTGATTCTCTCATGCCTCTTTGGACATTTTCGCTTAACTGCCTAGAATATGTTTCGGCCATTGCCTCTAGTAAAGACTCAAGCAAAACACTTTCGGTGCCTTCACCAAGGTATTCAGTAACAGAGATAACCTTAACGCCATTCTTTTTTAGCTTATTCTTGTAAACTACACTATCGTACTTGTTCCTTGCAAAGCGGTCCAATTTCCACACAAGTACAATATCGAATTTTCTGTTATTGCTGTCCTTTATCATCTGTTGAAAGGATGGTCTATTGTCAGATGTGCCTGAGATGGCTCTGTCAATATAACTATTAATAACAGTCATACCATTCTTGTTGGCGTAATCGCTACAATACCGCAGTTGTCCCTCAATTGATTGTTCTTGTTGGTTATGACTCGAAAATCGAGCATAAATCACTGCATTAATTTTTTCATTCATTTTTAATTCACCTTTTTATTTTTGATTATTTTTAATTTCTATAAATCTTCTATGCTTTTAACTTCTTTGACAATCTTAACAATATCAATAAAGAGTATTCCACACGCTAGTGCATCAGCAAGTGCAGTGTGATAGTTGCTACATTGTATATTCTGCTCCTCGCACAAGCTAGATAGTTTATAACTATCTAAGTCTTTGATTTTAGTCTTTGCTAAGGTGTAAGTATCATAAGCTTTGTCGGTATGTTTTGATAAATCAAGACCGCTGACATGGAGAAATTTCATATCAAAACTCGCATTGTGAGCAACAATCGCAAAATCTTGCACAAAATTCTGAAAATCTGCACAAATTTGCGCAAAAATCGGACTATTAGCTACCATTTCGTCAGTGATATGGTTAATGGCAGTTGCATCAGTTGGGATTGGATTTCTTGGCTTTAAATATGTATGATATTTTTCTACTGGTTTAAAGTCAACAAACTTAACTGCTGCAAGCTCGATTATATCATTACCTCCGACTTTAAGCCCAGTGGTTTCGCAGTCAACTGCAACAAAGTTCTTAATCTTGTTGCAGTTAGTAGTTTTAGTTATATTCTTATAATTCACAATTGGATTGCGTATTTCTTTCTTTCTCAGCACTTTGTCATTACTTAATATAATCTTATGTTCTGTTACATTATCAGCGATGCAGTTAAAAGCATCAGTAAAGTACTGCTTATAGTCATAGATAGCAGGACAACTACTATGTTCAGTACAACAATACACATTAATAGCTTCATCAAGTGTAAAGCTCTTGATTTCTTTCTTTTCTTCCTGAACCGGTACAGCAGTAACGCTATTATTAATTTGTTGTTGATTTTGTAAATTGGTGTTATTAGATGTGTTATTTTTACTGTCTTTATGCATAAATTTGTTAATTGCAATAAAAATAAAGCCAAGCACAATTAAAAAAGCTGAGCCAAGAAACAAATTTAGCTTGTCATTCTCAGTAAATAGTCCCAATAGTCCGATAATTCCGATTGCTACACAGACAATTCCTGCAACAGTCAATGTTGATTTCTTTTTCTTCATTTTTACTCCTTTTTATTTTGCAAAAGTTTTTATCATTATATATATAGACACAAATTTTACTTTATTTTGCGTACTTTAACTTTGTAATGTTTTTTCTTGTTGATTTGTTCGACGAAACCGGCTGAGATGATGCCGGTAGGCACTGCAACAAGTGCAACACCCAAGAACGCTATTACCGCCGATAAAATTCTTCCGGCTACTGTCACCGGATATATGTCACCATATCCGACGGTGGTTAGAGTCGCTATTGCCCACCACAGAGCTGAAAAGGCATTATCAAATTCATCCGGCTGAGCAGAATGCTCAATGTTATACATCAGCACAGCAGAAATAATCATAAGAATAACAAGTACAAGCATTGAAGATAGAAGTTGCTGAGCCTTATTCTTGAACACTTGAGCGATTGCAGAGAGTGCATTAGTGTATCTGTTCAATTTCATTATCCTTAGCAATCTTACTATTCTTAATGCTCTCAGAACTCTCAAATCTATCTTTATTAAGAGTGGTAAATAAAACGGTAATATAGATAGTAAGTCTATAATAGCCATTGCTGAGGTTATGTATTTAATTCTTGACTTGATTTTTGACAAGTTAGGGTATAACAAGTCGGCAGTCCACACGCGTAGAACATACTCAACACTAAATATGATTACTGATACTATTTCTAAGTAACTCAGCACCTGCCGGGTCCAATTTGGCAAAGTAAAGGTGTCTAATATTACAGCAACAATATTGACGATTATTAACGCTATGATAAATATGTCAAATATTCTGCTTAATATATCGTGTTCACTTGCCGCTTCGATTATCTCAAAAATTCTTTTTTTAACTTTGTGATACATCTTATCGCCTCTTTTTTTTTACATTATACTATATATAATGTAAAAAAGAAACAAAAAAGAACAAAAAGAATTAAAAATGAATTGGAAAAATTTACTTGTTGAATTATAAAAAGTGCAAAAGTATAATCTAAGCAAGATATAGTATCGTTTGTGCCGTACAAATTACTATGTTGGAGGTTTTTATTATGCTAGGCAAAAAAACAAAACTTGTAAAAAACATCATTGAACTTATTAAGATTGTCGCCAAAGTTGCGAATATGTCACAACTTGAACGCATATACAAGTACATAGTGATGATTTACAGAGAATAAGAAGCATTATAAAAATAACAAAATGGGAAGGACAAATATGTCCTTCCCATTTTTCTTTTAGTCTTTAGAATCGTTGGCCAACAACTCTACTGCTTGAGCAACTATTTCTCTTTGCTTAGTATCTAAATTTAGATACTTAAGTAAAACTTTTTCTTGCAAGTTCGTCAATTTGTATTTTTTCGACAGTTCATCAGTAATAACTCTATCAGTCTCAATAAGCATTTCGCCCTCACCGGTTTCCAACCATAAAGGATTGACGTCGAAAACTCTACTTATTAGTTGAGCCGTTAAAGGCTTTAATTCTGTTCTGCCTTGTTCAAGATTACCAATAAAGTTAACAGATACGCCGAGCTTCTCGCCGAACTCTGTTTGCGAAAGTTTGAAATGTTTTCGCACTCTTCTGATTTTATCAGCAGTAGTCATTATCTCACCTCCTTTAAATTCATTATACTATATATAAAATCAGTTGTCAACGCATTTTTATTTAATTTTTTATAGTTTTTTTCGCAAAAATCCGTTGACAAATGATTTATAATGATATATAATAAAATCAGTTGAGAAAGGATTGCAAATCCTTTATGAAAGGAGTATTTATTATGACAACAAAAAAAGAAAATGCTGAAAAAATGGTTGAAAAACTCGTCCAAATTCCGGAAAACAATCTTCAGTACATTCTCGGCTTTATTGCCGGACTTGAGTCAGCCAAGACAGAGAATGAACAAGAGCCGCCAAAGGCTTGTTAATCAGGAGGTGAGATAATGCAACCCTTAATCGCAAAAAGAACTGCTGACGGTCAGTTTGTAACAGTGCAAGAACCTTCAGCAGTACAGATTGATGAAAAACAAACTGAAAGCCTAGCAAAAATCTTGCTTGAGGCTATGCTCAGAAAGGAGAATTCAAAATGATAGATTGCATTTACAACAGTCAAGCGGCTCAGGCTACGATTGTCTATAAAGACGGCTCAACAGAACTAGTAAACAATGTAACAAAAGCTTATATCAATGAAAACACTTATGTTCTTCAATGCTATAGTGAGTCGGTTATTTTAACTCTGTCAGATGTTGTGAAAATTGATATGAAATGATGAAAATAAATGCTAACGAAAATTGCAAAAGCTGCATACATATCTACTGTCAAAGTAGGGATAGAGGTATTATCTGTAACTACTTTGCTGAGAAGGAGGAATGTCGAAACAATGAACACAATAGGAATAATCGTAGTAGCGATACTAGTAGTAATCGTTGCAGTAGTGACAACACAGTGGGATAAGGAAGTTCAAATTCGGAAGATATATGACAAGTATTTTCTCGATATTGCTAGTTCGAGGAGAGAAATTAATGTCAAGGCTAAAACTTATCAGCAAGAAAATGTTGAACTTAAAAAGCAACTTAGCAGAGCCAAAAACGACATTAAGATTGTCGAAGATACCTACAAGACTAAGATTGATGAACTTGAGAATGAAATCGTCAATCTCAATTATAAAAAGCAACTTGAAGATGGAACTCTTGAATTCAAGGACATCTTAGAAGTGGCAGAGGTACAAGAAAATGAAGAAGCAAAAGATTAAGCTAATAGGCTTTTTACTGTTAATGATGGCGATAGTAGTTATAAGTCTTAGCTGTCATATAAGCATTAACACTAAGTACGGTGGCATCTTCTTACTTCCGGCACTGTATATCCTGCTAACTTATACAGTACCGAAGATGGTGCAAGATTACGTTAGAGAGTTTAAAAGCTCTTATAGCAAGTATGACTATGCTATCACCAAGAACCAGTTTTGCGATAGATGTGTGTATGAGGCTACAGGCAAGGAAGTTGAAGAACTGGAACACACAGTAGAAGCGGAGGAAATATGAGTACAAAATATATCTTTCCTTTACTGCTTATCGTACTTGATGTTGGTGCAGCAGTAGTATATACACTTAATAAAGACTACAAAATGGCTACATATTGGATTGCGGCCGCAGTGCTTAACATTTGCGTGACATTTTAAAAAAGGAGGAAATCGAAAATGTATGAGAATAAAGGCAGAAAGTGTGAGTGCTACAAGTGCGAACTTAAAACCACTTGTCCGTATGTGGATAAGTACCAAAGGCTTGGCAGAGAACATAAAGACGCTCTTGGGCTTTGTAAGAAGCTAGAAGAAAATCAAAAGAGAAAGAAGTGAGGTTTTAATGGACTGTAATAGCTTTATTAATTATCAGCTTGAGAAACAACGAATGACAAACGGATGCAGTATTAACTGCGATAAGTGCGTTTTAGGGCGAGTGGCAAGCAGATATGATATTAACTGCAAAGCACTTGAATTATTTAACCCAACAATGGCATTAAGGATGGTGCAGAATTGGTCTAAGCAGCACGAAGTTGAAACCAATTTAGAAATTGCGCTAAAGCAGTTTCCAAATATTGTTATCAATGAAAATGACGCTGTACCGTACATTTGTGTAAGAAGTTTAGGGTTAAAAGGCAGTGAATACTGCAAAATGACCGGTACTGAAGGATTATGTAATAACTCTAACTACTGCCGAGAGTGTTGGAATAGGCCTTGTGAGGTGAAAGAAAAATGAATAATTTGAGAATTAAAGCACTACATAAGAAAGTTGATAAGGTAACTAAAAAAGAAAAAAACGCATATCTGCTTGTTACTGGCATCACAGATGTCAAGTCCGGTACGAATGTTGCTTACACTTCCATGAATGGAAGTGATACAGAGCTAGTGAATTTAGTTGCTCAACTTTGCTTGACTATTTGTCAAACTAAAAGCGTAAAAGATATGTTAAAGATAATTGAAGTGGCATATGAGGGCGCTATAAAACAGTACTATGAGGAACAGAAAAATGAATGATACAGAAAAACTACTACACAATGTTGGAATAACTCCAAACTTTAAGGGATATGCCTATATCTTAGAGGCGGTTGACATCTTGCACGAGCACCCCCACAAGTCAATGGAAGGTTTGTACAAGGATATTCAACGCAAATACAAAGTTAAAACTTGGCAGGCGGTAAGGAACGCTATCAGATACTGCGTAGCAAGATTGCAAGTCAAGAGCAACAAAGAAGCATTTGAGAAGATTTTCGGAATCAAACTACAAGAAGATACTAACATTAAGAATAGTGTGTTTTTGCAGTTGATTGCAAAAAAATAGACACTACTAAATTAATAGTAGTGTCTATCTCAAAAATAAAAAAGTGAGCGGTTTGTCAACCGTCACTTATAGTATAAAGAAAGGATAACTAAATGTCAAGTGATATGGATGAAATCGTACAGAAGAATATCAATGTTACTTACAGAGGTTGTCCTATTTTTTTAACTGATAACCCGTATGGGTACAGACTAAACTTGAACAACTTATATATAAGAAAAATATATGAGCGGTACAAATTTAAGAACGGTTTAGCAACTCGCTACCCCATCAGTGATGAGGAACGAGAAAAGTTTGAAGAACTAACAGTTAATTACCTGTTAACAAAGAAAATTATTAAAGAATAAGGAAGGAACTATGAGCATGGACAAAGATGTAATGCAGTATGTTGCGAAACTCGAAGAGCAAGAGCAAGCAAAGATACAAGAGGCTATCAACAAAATTGATAGTGAAGCAGACAAAATGAAAGACGATACAGCAGTAAGAATTACTAGCTATATCATAGATAACTACATTACCAGTGCAGAAAATGCTGAAAAGGTAATGAGCAAGACACTATCTGATTGTATCAGCAGTGTCAGAAGCAAAGCAAGAAAACAAGCAAAAAGCGGCTACGCAATGATTGAGGACAGAACCGTTTGGGATTGGGTCAAAGAATTTTACGAATTTACTGATGAAGTAGAAACTCAAGCTACTGCACCAGTACCGGTTGAAGAGCCAAAGCAAGAGCCGGACCAAGCAGGACCGGTTAACCTTCTTGACTTCCTTTAATTTTCCGGAGGTCAAAGAAAATGAACAAGAGAACTATTGAGATGGTAATGCACAACCCACCTGCATTGCCTCGAACTTTTGAGGATGACTTAAAAGAAGAATTGTGTAATAACTACGCTTTCGCTGACAAGAACGGTTTTTACTGTACCGCTTGCAAAAAATATCACAAGCGGCAGACAGAAAGACTGATTGACAACAGCTACAACTCCAAAATCGAATTTGTCGCAGAATGGAAGCACAGAGATGTGATAATGTGCCCCTTTTGTTTTAATCAAGTCAAAAAATATGATGCTTGGCGAGGCAGAAAAACGCTTGAGCAGAAAGAATACATAGTAATTCTGCAAAATAAAGCCGGTGGTGCCTTTATTCGCAGTTTTTATATTTGTATAAACTACGATATTCCTTTATTGAACGAACCAAGGATTACTTATTCGGAAGATAAGCGAATTTTCTTAAGAAACAACGAAAGTTTAATATTAAGTCGTGCTAATTACAGTTTAATCGAGCCATATTGGGGCGAATATCCCGACAGCCGGTACTGTAGTTTTGATAACATCAACAATTCGGAACACCGTTTTTATCAAGTTGACAAAATTAAAGAACCAACAATGACTCGCTATGACCTATTCGGTCACTATAGGTACAAACCTACTCACTATTTCTATTTTAATGACAGCAACTTAAAAAACACTAGCTTAAAATATTCAAAGTTAGATAAATACAGAAATTTTGAACCTGGTGTGTGTGATGAAGAAAAGTTACTTGTCTTATTTCTGTATTACAGTAACAAATATTCGGTACTAGAAAAGCTATTGCTTGAAGGTTTTGAAACAATAGTAAGACAATTCGTAAGCTTTAAAAACGGATATTATTACCATTATGGTTCCAAGTTTAAAGGAAGAATTTTCAATTTCAGAAAATCTACAGTTGCAGAAGTATTCAAATGCAACAAAGCAGAGTTAAGAGAAATCAAAGAGAAAATTCCGAACCCACTTGGAAGAACTCAAAGTGCCATTATAGAAGAATTATTCTTCATAAGAAATAAAATTTCTGTAACAGACGCGTACTACCTCAGAAGCACAGATATTATCTATCATCAAGAACAACTTGACTTGCTACATAAGTACCGTAGCTATCATAAAATAGTTAAATACTTCAAGCAACAAAATTTAGAAACTTTTCGTGACTATAACGATTATTTAATCTTATTAGATAGATTAAACATCAGCAAAGATAACGAAAACACTCTATTTCCATCAGATTTTAAAGTCGCTCACGATAATGCAGTCCAAATGCTTCAGCAAAAAGAGGACGAAGAAAGAAAAGCAAAGTTGGAACAGAAACTAAACAAGTTTAACAAATTACTTAAGAAGTATAAGAAGAAATACACTTACAGCAGTAAAGGACTTATCATTCGTCCGCTTGTTTCAATTGACGAAATCTATGACGAAGCCCAACAACAAAATAATTGTGTGTACACTAACTACTGCGAAAAATATCTTAAAGGAGTAACAATCTTACTAGTAGTGAGAAAGAAAGCAGAGCCGGGCAGGTCTTACTGTACTGTAGAAATCTCACTTAATGATGAACTTGTACAGTGCAGAGCAAAGAATAATGCCTCAGCACCGGCAGAAGTCAAAGAATTTATGAATGATTTTTTAGACTTTATCCATAACAACAAAAATCCCAAAAAAGAAAGGAAAGCAAGTTAATGAATGAATTAATCAATACCACTGCCACATTGGCAGAAACAAAGGAAGAAAGAGCAAACGCTCTACACGCAAGCATAATGCTTAATCAGCGAATGCTAGCAACTGCACTAGTCAATGTTTGTCAGAACTTAAAGACAATGAGGGATGAAAAGCTCTATCTCTCATTAGGGTGTACCACATTTGAACAGTACACAGAAGATAAAGCAGGAATTAAGAGCCGTCAGGCTTACGCTTATATAAGTACATACGAAAAGCTCGGTAACAAGTTTATAGAGGCTAACGAAAGCCTTGGCATTACCAAGTTGGAATTAATAAGTCAAGTTTCGGCGCTTGACAGAGAAGAAATAACTGAATCTGCTGAGGATATGACAGTTAGAGAGCTTAAAGAAGAAGTTAAGAGGCTCCAGGGCCGTGGCGAACAGCTCTCATTTAACTTTGAGCAACAGGCAGAAGAACTGAAACAAGCGAAAGCAGAGAGCAAAAAAAGTAGTGAACTTGTTGCGAACTTAGAAAATAAGAACAAGCAGTTAGAAACTGAATTAGTACAGCAGAGAGAAAAGTCAGCTACTGCGATTGATGATGCAGTAGCTGAGAAACTCTCAGCAGAAATCGACAAGGCTTTAACTGCTGAGCGTGAAAAACACGAAGAAGATTTGCAGTTGACCGCAAAGGAACTAAAGCAGAATAAGGAACTGGCGCTAAAGTTAAAGCAAGAAATGTTACAGAAACAACAAGAGTATGAAAATAAGATTGCTGATCTTGAGCAGTCTGCTAAGAAGTCAACTTCTACAGTTGACGAAAATCTTATTAATTTAAAGATACAGTTTGACAATCTACAAACAACAATCGCAAAGATTGAGAGCTTAATTGCTTTAGTTGCTGATGAACAGACAAGGAAGAAGTTAGCTATCGCTATTGCGAACTTACTTTTCGCAAAAAGCGATTTAATGCAGAAAATTGCGGAGGCTGAGCAATGAAAAAATTAATGAAAATGGGGCAACACAAATTTGTCAAATTGGCACGTGGAGACATTACAAGAGAAAATATTGACTTAACAATTAAATTTATGAGGGAGCATCCAGGTTTTATTTCGTATCATCATCTGATGATATATGCGAACTATGTAACCAAAGCTCAGGCATATCAAGGAACTCTTAGAGAACTAGAAGATATTTCTCGATACTGTGACAAGATGGAACTTAATCTTTCATAGAATTTTAAGAAAAACACAAGGGCTGAAATGCCCTTGTAAATCCTGCTTAAGTAATTAATTAAGCGAGGAAAATATATAAAAACTCAAAAATAAAAAAGTAAAAGGAATTAGAAATGTATTACTACAAGAAAACTGTCAAGAGTGGATACTTGACTGAAATTGAATACATTAAAAGTTTGAAGCCTCGCAACAAAAAGAATGTTGCACGAGGCAAGAATATTTGCAAAACTAAAGAGCAGCAACAGAAAGCAAATAAGATAAGAGCTATTAAGAACACTCAGAGACTTATTTGTTGCAACTTCTCTGCTGGTGATTACTTTGTGCGTTTTTCTGCTCCGTCTGCAACTTTCACAGAAAGCGAATTTAGGAAAGAAGTTAATAAGTTTATTAATCGCATTAAGTATCACGCAAAGAAGAAAGGCTTAGAAGTCAAGTATATTGGGTTTATTGAGTGTGGCGTGCGTGGAAAAAACTGGCACTTGCACATTATCTTATCTGCTGACATTGTGAAGATTGCAAGAGAGCAGTGGAAATGGAAAAATGGTATTAATCTACAACCACTTTACGAAGATGGTCAATTCTTCAAGTTGGCTGAATACATACGCAAAGACATACAAGGTTCTAAACGATTAATGACAAGTAGAAATCTCACCAAGCCGGAAATCAAGGTTGTAAAGTGTGGGAAAAGACGATTTTCCAAGTTGGAAAAAGGCGAAATCGTTGATGTACCGGACGAAGGATATGTTCTTGTGTCTGATTACTGTCCGTTAGACGATAGTTGGGCTTGTAGTTATAGTTTTACATTTTTCAATTCCTCAATTTTTTACGAAAAAGAAAGGCTAAAACAATGAAATGTAAATTCCCAAATTTAAAGTGCGTATCAAGGTCCGGCACAGAATGTAAGTTGAATATTTGTGCTCTTGAAAATGAAGAAACAGAAGTAAAACATACAGCAGTAAAAAAGCAAAGGAAAATTTGTCCGATCTTGAAGAAAGAATGTATCAAAGAAAGTTGTGAATGGTACTGTAAAACATGGGAATGTTGTGGAATCTACAGCATAATAGAAAATTGGTAAAAAGAAAGGAATTTGAGAATGACAAGGTACAAAGGTATAGCCTCTACAGAGGCAGAACAACAGAAACAACTAATAGCGTGGTGTAACACTATGTCATTGTACAAAGGCTATGAAGATTTAGCACTAATCTATCATTGTCCAAACGGTGGAAGTAGGAACAAGTTAGA